ATGCCCAAGGGTTGCGGCCTCATGCGGGGGCCGGTTCCATATCCCGAAGGTTGGGAAACACACCTTGCCGGGATGATTGATTCTAAGATCGAATATTTGACTGGCATCCCCAATGAAAAGACGACGCAACACCAACAGCTATCGGCTGAAATCAACCAACTCAACGGTGAGATAACGGCCTTTCGTTTCTTGCGTGAGGTTTATGTTCTCGACGGCGTGGACCCAAACGATCCCGGCGAATTACCGGAACATACCCTCGAATGGAAGGTTGACCAGCTTCTGGCTTTAGCCAAGCAAAACGGACAACTCTAGTGGCACAGAGCCTTCTCAACGAAATCCTCGAAAAAATGGGGACGCTGGATGAAAACCAGCGCAAGGCGTTCGACAAGGAAATTTTAGATAAGTCCAAGGATTATATCTGGGTTCCAAATCCCGGCCCACAGACTGACGCCTTCAACTGCCAAGCCGATGAACTGTATTTCGGCGGCGAGGCAGGGGGTGGGAAATCTGATTTATTGTGCGGCCTTGCATTGGTGAGTCACAAAAATTCCTTAATCCTCAGACGTATCCGTGAGGACGCTAGGGCGCTTGCAGAAAGGACCGCCGAAATTGTCGGTCACAATGACGGTTTAAACCGGACCCTGCTTCAATGGCGGATGCCAGACCGCACACTGGACTTTGGCGGTTGTTTAAACGAAGAGGATAAGCAATCATACAAAGGCAAGCCTCACGATCTTATTGGTTTTGACGAAGCCGCCGATTTCAGTGAAACCCAATTCGAGTTCATATCCATCTGGTGCCGGTCGGCGGACGTTAACCAAAGATGCCGTATCGTTTGCGCTTCCAACCCGCCGTTGACCGCTGAAGGGCTTTGGTTGGTTAAGCGATGGGCCGCGTGGCTTGACAAGAAGCATCCCAATCCCGCAAAGACAGGGGAGATAAGGTGGTACTTCAGGGGCGAAGACGACATTGAACGTGAAGTTGAAGGCCCCGGCCCCTACCAAAAATTCAATCGAATGATCAGAGCAACGAGCAGAACCTTTATTCGATCCAGGCTATCGGACAATCCCGACCTCGACCAAAGCGATTACGGCGACAAACTGACTCATCTGACATCTGACTTGAGAGAGGTCTACGCCGAAGGAAAGTTCTCAGTAGGACTCCGTGATCACCCGAGACAGGTCATTCCGACAGCTTGGATTGACGCCGCTCAAAAACGATGGACCGAGAAGCCGCCGCTCAATTACCCCATGACCGCTATAGGAGTCGATGCGTCGGGCGGCGGCAAAGACCCGATGGTTGTCGCCCCAAGATATGACACTTGGTATGCGCCCCTGATCGAAGTTCCGGGCAAGAATTTACCGCCGGAAGCGATGGGTAAATATTCAACCGGCATTATCGTCGCCAACCGCAAGGATAATGCCGTTGTTATTCTCGACATGGGCGGCGGGTATGGTGGCCCGACTTACGAACACTTAACCGACAACGCCATTGAGGTCATTGGCTTCAATGGTGCCGAAACAACACTTCAGAGAACCAAGGACCGGCGGCTTGGATTTTTCAATATCCGCGCCGCCGCACACTGGAAATTCAGAGAGGCTCTTGATCCTGATCAGGAAGGAGGCTCTCCAATTGCACTTCCGTCAGACCAAATCCTTCTCGCTGATCTGGCGGCTCCTACTTTTGACGTTCCCGCCAGGGGAATACGAATTGAGCCAAAAGAGGATTTGATTAAACGCCTTGGACGTTCAACTGATCGCGGCGATGCGGTCATTATGTCGTGGTGGGCCGGTAATTCCCTGCTAGGCGGGGGCCGTGTCTCAAAACGAAATCGGAAGCCGGTGGTGATTACAAAAAGATCACGCGGGCATAGACAAAGGAGATAAATATGGTTGAACAAGTAATCGGAGCCGTCGCAAGCACCCTTGCCAGCAAGGCGGTAGGTAAACTTTTTGGAGACGATAAACCGCAAATCGCACAGCCCCGTGCTATAACACCCTCCGAACCCCCTGAAGCCCCGGTAAGGGGCGGGCAAGCCTCTCGGACGGCACAAAGGATTGCCATGCAGAGGGCTCGTAAACGCGGCGGTCGAGAAGAAACAATAAAAACCCTAGCCGGTGGTCAGTTCGGCGGCGGCGGTACGCTTGGCTGATCATGCTTGATTCCCGTCATCGTCAGTTATTGGATGAAGGCACGGAACTTTTTTCCAAAAGCCAAAACCTGATCAATCTGTTTCAGGAATTAGCGGAAAACTTTTATCCAGAACGCGCCGACTTCACGGTAAGGCGCGACTTGGGAGAAGAGTTCGCATCCAATCTGGATACGTCATACCCCATCGTTGCGCGGCGTGATCTTGGCAATGCGTTCGGGGCCATGTTGCGCCCTTCGTCGAAGCAATGGTTCCATAATCGGGCCAAGCGCGGAGTCATTGAAGACGAACCGGCGCGTCAATGGTTGGCAATGACGGACAGGGTTCAGACCCGTGCAATTTATGATCGGGAATCAAATTTTGTCAGAGCGACAAAAGAGGCGGACCACGATTTTGCGACCTTCGGCCAAGCGGTTCTGTCTTCGGAACCGGCTATTTCACCAACAAGCGGCCCCATATTGCTTCATCGGGATTGGCATTTGCGCGATGTTCGTTGGACGGAAGATTCCTATGGGCAGATAAACGCCGTTCATAGGCGGTGGGAGCCGGGTGCGCGGGAACTGAAAGACCGATTTCAAGGCAAGGTCCATAAAGACGTTTTGAAGCTTGCCAAAAAGGAGCCGTTCAAGACCGTAAAGGTCCGACATATCGTTGTCGCCGCACATAATTACGAAAAGAAATTCCGTCAACCCTATGTCTCCATCTATCTGGATGTCGATAACGAACACCTTCTGGAAGAGGTGGGTTCGTGGAATAAAATTTACGTCATTCCACGGTGGGAAACAGTTTCGGGCTCCCAATATGCCTATTCTCCCGCCGCAATAGCGGCGCTTCCCGACGCCCGGCTTGTCCAGGCCATGACATATACCCTGCTAACAGCGGGTGAATTCGCGGTCGAGCCACCGATGATCGGCGTACAAGAGGCGATTAAGGGGGGCATAGAGGTGTTCCCCGGCGGTTTCACGGCGGTTGACGCTCAATATGATGAAAGGCTGGGTGAAGTTCTCAGGCCGCTCTACAAGGGCGGGGAAAACTCAATACCGCTAGGTCTTGAAATGAATCAGGACGCCAAGCGGTCGATTGCGGACGCTTTTTATCTGACCAAGCTGGCCCTTCCGGAAGCCGGACAGGGCGGCATGTCCCCGATGGAAGTTAATTTACGAATTCAGGAATTCATCAGACAGGCGCTTCCTTTATTCGAGCCGATGGAACAGGATTACAATGGGGCCTTGATGGAAATGGACTTTGACATCCTTCTAAGGGGTGGCGCGTTCGGCCCGGCCTCTAACATACCAGAATCCCTTCAAGGCCAGGATACCGAATTCAGGTTTGAAAGTCCCTTGAGCGACTCCATCGACAAGCTGAAGGTGCAGATTTTCCTCGAAACCAAGGGCCTTATGGTCGAAGCCGCCGCTCTCGATCCCCTGTCAGTACAGATGGTCGATGTCAGAAGCGCACTCAGGGATGCCTTGCACGGCGGCGGTACGCCACCGAACTGGATGCGGACGGAAGATCAGATGGAAGACATCGAAGCCGCAGAAGCGGAGAAACAGAAAGTCCAAGAACTGCTTGGACAGGTATCAGCCGGTGCCCAAGTGGCAGAACAAATTGGTGCCGCCGGGCAAGCCCTTGCCCCAGAACCCCCTGTACAGGAAGGTGCATAATGGACAACATCACGCAAGGTTTTAGCGATTTAACAACGACCATGAGTGCGGGTGCGAAAAGATTCGATGAACCAATGCCCTTGCGTCCTGGCCCTGGCCCTGATGCAACCCGTGATAAATTAGACCCCTGGGGTTTCGCTATCGACAACTTCTTGAGGGGAATATTTTCATGGGTTCCTGGCGTTCTTCCCGTGGCAAAGGGGACCATCATTGATCCAATGACACACATGCCGCCAATTGTCGGCCCTGACACAAGGGCGGGAATGCCGAAACGACTCGATCCGATGAGAAGACGCCGTACCGCCCGGACCAGGACTCCCAAGAAGGAGCTTTTTGATGACCTGAGAATTACTGAAATGCAAGATAAAACTAAGCTGGGTGGTTAGTTGGGTTTGGATAATGGATCAGTTGCAAGTTGAAGGAAAATAAATGGCAGACGCGCCCGGCCACATTGTTCTGCCAAACGACGACGTAGATACC